CAATGCGCATTGATTGCAGTAGATGAATTACTTGAATTAAATCATCCATATGTAATTGTATATAAAAGTTTTGAAGATAATATTATGGAAGATATGACTCAAGAGTATTATTGGAAACAAGTAAAACACGAATTAGAAAAGCTATGAGAGTTCTTATATTGTACAACCCTAAGCAAAAGATTGACTACCGTAAAATAAAGCGGTGGAAGATTCGTGTTAATGTATCGAATAATTTTTATAAGAATTTTGAGTTTGATTAAATAATAATTAGTATATTTGCCTATCTGAAATTACAACCACATGAATCAGAAGACTTTTTTATTAACCCCTGAATGCGAAATGCCTCGTGGTTGTGGCTATCGGTTCGGGGGTTATGCTTTAAATAACAACCATGACAAACAAAAAAGAATTTGTAAAGGTAAACATCGAAGACCTTGAATATGCCAAAGAGTTTTTTGATAATATAGCCGATTATTCCTTATGGCTATATGCAGTTACCGAGTATTATCAGGGAAATGAAGTTACAATTAAGAAGAAAATTGTAAAAAAATATTTTGATAATTACAAAAAGACGATGAACATCGTAATTCAAGCTAAAGAATTTGGTAAACAAGGTGCATTGAAACGCATTGAAAAACAACAAGTTAACATTGATACCCTTGAAGACCCCCTACAATACCCCCTTGAAGAGACCCTTGCAGTAAATAATAAATATAAATATAAAGAAGAAATAAACTATCAAGCGTTGCTTGAGTTTGTGAATAAAACTTTTGATAGGAATTTTAAAGTTGTTAATGATTCAGTTAAAAAGAAATACAAGTCATTGCTTAAACAAGGTTATTCAAAGGAGCAAATTACAAACGCTATTAAAAATTGCAAGTCAAATAAATATCATATTGAAAATAATTATCAATATTGTACCCTTGAATTTTTTAGTAGAGCTGAAACAATAGACAAATATTCAGATGTTAGCGAAATAGATAATTCAAAAGTTTACACACCTAACATAATTCACGAATAATGTATAAGCGACTACAAGAAGTATCGAGCGAATTGTTTGAGATACGCAACGAATTAAACGTAAAAGGAAAGTCAATCGGTTGGGATTGGGATTTATTACCGTTCACAATAAAAGAAGGTTGCACAACTTATATAGGTGCTGCTCCTGCAAGTGGTAAAACTGAATTATGGTTTGAGTTTTTAATTAACCTTTCGTGTTTGCATGAATGGAATCACGTTATATTTTCACCTGAAACTGGAAGCGCAGCTGAAATTTACGCAGAACTTTGTTATAAGTACATTGGAAAACCTTACCATAAAAATGATTTTACAATGAGTCAATCGGAACAAATACAAGCCGAGCAATTTGTAAACGAACATTTTATTGTAATTGACCCAATAGACGAAGATTTAACGCTTGAAAAGTTTTATGACTTAGTAGATGAGATTGAACGTAAACACGAAATAACGATTCACACTACAACGATTGACCCTTGGAATGAACTAACTGAAAACTTTATACATTCTGACTTAGGACGTGAGGATAAATATCTTAGCCGTATTTTAGGAATGGCACGAAGAAACGCAAGAAAAACAAACAGACATAACTGCATAATAAACCACGTTCGAGACCAAGCACCGATAACAAAAGACGGACACACTTTTTATCCTATGCCAACGGCTCGAGACTTTGCAGGTGGTCAAGTATGGTTTAGAAAAGGTTTAAGCGTTTTAATACCTTGGAGACCACCAACTGGGTTAACAGATAACGACGGAAACACGTATGAATCAAACGAAGTTCATTTAAAAGTTGCAAAGAGTAAACCAAAAGGCGTATCAAAAAACGGAACATACAAAATGTATTTAGACTTAGAAAAATATCAATACTATATGATTGATGCTTTTGGACGTAAGATTTACGCACAACGCAACCCGTTACAATCTGTAACCGTTTCAAATAGTTTTCCAGCTAAACAACTACCTTTGATTGAACCCGATATAGTAAACGGAAAAGAATTACTTTCGTTTAGTGAAAAGATGAAAAAAGATGTTCCTTTTTGATTATGAAAACAATAAATAGCCTTAGCGGTGGTAAAACATCGAGTTATATAGCAGCTAATTACCCTGCTGATTATAACGTCTTTTCTTTGGTTCGTACAAACGACACGAATTGTTTATTTGAAGACGCTAAAATTAGACAAATTGTAAGCGATAAAATAGGAATTGAATTTATCGGTACGCTTGAAGAAGATACTATCATTTACACGATGTTAGATTTAGAGCAGTTTATAGGTCAAGAAATTGTTTGGATAAGTAAAAACACGTTTGAAGACGTTATCGGAAGTTATAAAATGGCAAATGGTAAAAACTATTTACCTAATCAAATGACAAGATATTGCACTACTGATATGAAGATTAAACCTATTGCACAATGGTGCTACGAAAATACGGAACTACCAATAGAAATGAGAATAGGTTTTAGAGCAAATGAAATGAGTAGAGCAAAAACAATGAGTGAACGGGCAGTTGATGGAATAGAAAGTTTTAAATTTAAGGTTGGAGAAAAAAACGGACGCAACAAATGGAAAGAATTACCATATCGAACTGCTATATTTCCACTAATTCAAGCAGGTATTTTTAAAGACACAATAGAAAACTATTGGAAAGATAAACCCGTTAGATTTGCATACCAAAATAACTGCGTAGGTTGTTTTCATAGAAGCGAATTAATGCTTAAACATATGAGTAACAAAGCAGAAAAACAATTTAATTGGTTTATTGAAATGGAAAAGAAAAACGGATGTACCTTTAAAAGCGGAATCACTTACGAAAGAATAAAAAGTTATAGAACCCAACTTGAATTATTTGACGATGATTTTAACGAATGCGATTCAGGATACTGCGGAATGTAAATTATAACAAGCAAAAACACGAATAAATGGACGAATTGACAATTATAACTGGCAAAGTAAACTTAGATACTACTTATTTAAAGATTAAACTAAGTCTTGAGGAAATAAAAGAACGTGCTTCAAATAGATATGATTTAATACATTCAATGGAACGTAGCTTAGCAGACTTACAACAAGTAAAAATTAGTTACGATGCTATGGAAAAGGAACTAAGAGCAGCGCTGCAACAAAATTTCAGACTTGAAAAGCTATTAATGGAGGAGAAGTTTAAAGTAAAGGATTTACAAACACAATTAAATTTTAAAGATGCCACGCTGTAAAAACTGCAAAGAGAAGTTTGAGCCTATACGCTTTAACATGAAATACTGCTTAAACGATGAGTGTGTTCGTGTTTGGGTAGAATCCGAAAAGGCAAAGACTTGGAAAAAGACAAAAGCTAAAATGAAAAACGATCTTGAGACAGTCCAGGAACTAATTAAAGCTACTCAAATAATATTTAACAAGTATATCAGATTACGAGATAAAGGGCAAGTTTGCATAAGTTGCCAAAAGAAACCATTAAAAGAAAACGCAGGTCATTACTTTAATGCTAACAATCATTGGAACGTTCGCTTTAATGAATTGAATGTTCATCTACAATGTGAACACTGCAATACCTATCTTTCAGGGAATCTAATTGAATATCGCAAAGGATTAATTAACAAGATAGGAGAAGAACAATTAACACTTTTAGAAGCGGAAGGCCATAAAACACGGAAGTTCACAAAGGATGAGTTAAAGGAAATAATTAACATCTATAAAAAAAAGATAAAAGATATAAGTTAATATTAAAAAATATAATTACTTTTGAATCAACAATTAAAACTTAAATTATGAAAACAGCAATAGATGAATTAATTGAATATTTTATTGAACAACAAAAAAAAGGGTGTTCTAATTGGTGTATTCACGATTTAATTGCTCAATTATATAAAGCTAAAGAAATAGAAAAAGAGCAGATAATGTGGGCGCACGAATCAGGAATTGGATGCATTGATTATGGTTATGCAGAAGATTATTACAATGAAACTTTTAAATCAAAATAGAATGAGCATAACAAATTTTGAAGAGTTCACACACGAACTTACAAGCGAAGAAATGGAGATTCTGCCTATTGTTGTTCACGGATTCCGAAACTACAAAAAGGCGAACCCTATCAAATCGGAATTAATAGTAACCCGAATGAACGAATACCTAAACACGAAAGGTTATAAAACTAAAATGAATGGTCCGCGTTTACGTAAGATAGTTAACTACATTCGTACAAACGGCATAATACCGCTTATCGCCACGTCTAACGGCTATTTTACAAGCGATTGTAAGCAGACTATCCAAGAGCAAATACAAAGCCTTCAGGAACGAGCAAACAGCATTGAACGATGTGCGAATGGTCTTAGAAAATTTTTATAATTTTTTTTATTTCCATTGTTATATTAAAAAGAATAGTTATATTTGTCAAACAATTAAAATTTATATTATGAAAAAGTTATTAGAAAT